CGATACGCTTAAGTAGGTATTGTAAATGTAAGGTGCGTTCATTAGCCTTCATGATTTTAATACCTCTCGTACAACTTTGCTACGGCATAAATTTGAATTATACTTTAAAAACACAATAAACGCTTCTTTTTCATTGTCAACTTGTATTAGTTTCATGAATATCTTTTTGTAGATATTGTTCTTGACAATAAGAGTGAACACGGTGACGTTGTTTAATTTTTTGTTATGCAATATAGAGCAAAAAGAACAAAATTTTAAAATTTCATATTCTGTTTCATCCTTAGTTAGACTATCTAAAGGATTATCTACAACAGCTTGTTCTAATGCTCCAATTACTCCAGACATGTTAAGCTGTAATTAGGGACAATTGTTTAGAAAAATTCATAAATTTTTCCGTGATCTTTCCACCAGCTGCGTATTCGTGGCCGCCACCACCACATAAAAACTCAGCTAGTTTAGCTAAATTTACATTACAAGTTTTCTTTTTTCTAAAAGAAACGTGAGAACTATTTGTGTTAACAAAAAATACGATATCTGAATTATAAGTTTTAAGAAGATGGTCGCAAATATCGTTTATATATTTGGTACCCATTGTCCCGGTAATCTGTAAGTTTTGCTTGCTTATAGGTACATTGCCTGAATAGATTTGTAAAGTAGATATAGCTGCATCTCTACCGGTTACATATTCTTTTATAATATTGTTTTCTAATGAGGTAAACCCGGTAAAACCATTATAAAAACGTTCTAAAAATTTGTAGGTCTTGTTCTTACCTAGTGTTTTTTGAGAGTTTGAAAAGGCACAGTTAAGATTATATGACTCAGGCAGTTTAAAGGCATAACTGTCATAGTCATTAGCTAACGCTATTAAATATTTTTGCTCGTTATTTAAAGACGTTAGTTTGTCTTTAAAATGTAAATAGAGTAACTTCGCACAAGAGGACGTAACCACAACATTAGTTGTAGCATTTTTATATTTGCTTGTATCGTGTGTTTCGTGGTGATCTATAATAATAGACTTTTTGCTATCAATTAAGTCAAAACTTGTACTTGTATCTAGATCCAAAAAATATACCGCATCGTAGTTCTCTATACTGTTCTCTGCTGCCCAAAGTAAAAATTCTTTTCTAAAATTTGAAACTGTAACTGTATGGAATTTTATATCGCCAGGGTTGGCTTTTAGAGCCCAGTGTAAGGTTAAAAGACTGGCCGCTCCGTCTAAGTCGGAGTCTGTAAAAACAAATATCTTCTTTGGATCCACTTGTCTATTTAGCTAGTTACGAAAGTTTTTCCAGTTTTGCTTCTAAATTAGATATTTCATTAGAATCTTCCCCGTTCTTGGTTAATCCTATATAATCTTTTTCTTCAGAAAGCGAAAGAGTAGTATAATCAATACGCATTGCTGTGGCCCCATGTTTAGGTCCTAAACGGTTCTTAATACCTCCGACTTTAATTATGCCCAGTTCTTGATCTCCTTCTTCTTGATGAATAGACCACACCACATCTGCAGTAAATGCTACACCTAAAGACTCTGACACTGTATCTAGGCTTGGATTCTCCATACCTTCTCTGTTAGTCTGTATAGCGCTTACTACTGGCATATTAAAATAATATGACAATGCTCTAAGCTCTTCTGCTGCAGCTTTACCTTGCGAGTATGAATTATCTCCGTCATTGGATTTGATAAGACCCAAATAATCAATTACTAACACCTCAGGCTTTATACCTGCTTTTACAAGAGACTCTATATATGCTTTAATACCTCCGACTGTAACGCTTTTAGGCGGAAACTCTTTAATAATAAGCTTACGTTTATGAGTCTCTACGTTCTCTTTAAAGAAGGTTTCTAGTGAAGAAGTCTGCTCTTGTATATTATTAATTGGTATTTTTGAAAGGTGGCTACTAATTCTTTTTGCATACATCATTTCAGGCATTTCAAGGGAAATAAGCACGGTAGTAAGACCTCTTTGAGCCATATTACTAGCTACATTACCTAAAAATATACTCTTACCTACGTTGGTAGGACCAAGAAATAAATAAAGAGCGCGTCCGTTCTTCATTAGCCCTCCTCCGATTTTACTGTCTATAAAGTTCCAGCCTGTTGGTATTACTTCGTTTTGTACACTCAGCTCTCTGATTACTCTTTCGTAATCTCCGTAAAAATCTAGCCCAATATCATTTACTAGAGTAATATTACAGGCTCGTTCAAACCAGCTTAAGAATTTACCATAGTCTGAACGTTCATTAGTAACATCATCTACTATTTTAAGTACTGTATTATAAACCGCTCTTTCTTTAAAGAAAATTTCAGTATTAGCAATAAGCTCGTCAATATTGACATTAGTGTCGTATTGCTTATAGGTAGTTACCGTTTCTTTAAAAAGTTTAAGGTCTTCCTGCTTTGATAGATAAGTCTTAATTTCGGTAAGAGTAGGTAAAGTTCTACGTTTACCGAAAAAATCTTTAATAATAGTAATTACTAGTTTGTTACCCGCGTTTTTAAAATTTTCTGGGTTAAGATGGTCAAAAACTAAAGATGCATAGTACGAATTAGTTAAACACTGACATGCCACGATGTTCTCAAAGAAATCAGTATTAACTCGAAGGGTTTCTTTCTTCATAGCATTATTATAGTGTATAAACTAAAAAAGCTAAGGTTGCCCTTAGCTTTTATTTTAGGTATTTGTTTCTTCTGGTTCCGCTTCTAACGTTTCGTCCGTACTGTCAATAGCAGCGTTACCGTAGCAAACTTTCTCCTTGAAAGCTTTTTCAAGGAGAGGTAGCGCTTTTTTGTCCCAAAACTCTGTGTCGTTTTCCCAGTTTTTTCTATAACCGATCTTATCAGTACCTAGAGTATAGGTTTTATCTCCGGTCACGACTCCCATAGCAATCGCCATATCAGCCAATCCTGCATAACGGGATAGGCCGGTACGGAAATTGTTATAAAGTTCAGCCTTGAGAAAGGGAGGCACGAATCGGTTCTTTACTGTCATTGCTGATAGCGTTACACCACTAACATTATGTGCAACTCCGATAGCTTCCTGATCTTCGTTCTTATCAATCTTTTCATTACGTGTGGCTAACTGTACAAGAAGAGATGCAAGATAGACTGGACCTGAACCACCAGACTGTTTTTTAACTAGTTCAGGGTACATAGATGTAGGATTATCGTAGATATGATTAGTAAACAGAATAGGCACGCGTGCCTTAGCTGCTTTAAAGGTAAGAGCGCGCATCATAGATTTCATCGCTTTTGCCTTTGTGCCCATATCTGCTGCGTCCTTACCTTCAGTTACATCTCGTAGCTCTTTAGCGCTGGCAAGATTACCTAGACTATCAATAGCAATAATAACTTTGAGATTAGGATCTTTTGCAGCAATGATTTTATCTAGAAAAGTCGCAATTTGGTTGCGACAATCTTCTACGGTTTCAACAGGATAATACTTGACTCTTTTAGCGTCAATACCAACACCTTCAGCAGATTGACGATCGACAGCTGCTTCGGTATCCCATATAGCCGCAAAATAGCCCTTCTTTTGAGCATTAGCGATGATTTTGTTAATGATAAGTGTCTTTCCAGCCCCAGAAGGGCCAGAAAACCCAGTAATACGACCGACAGGTACTCCGCCGTAGAGTGAGCCAGAAAATATAGCATTGAGAGCATATGAACCGGTGTCTATCCAATCATTAACAATAGATAGAGAATTTTCTTCTGAAAGTAAAGATGCATCAGCATTTAAAGCATCTACAGCCTCAAAGATGTCCTTGAGGCTGGAGACCTTGGTTTCTTCGTTATTGCTTTTACGAGCCATATTAGTTGTTCTCGTCTGCGTCGAACAGCTTGATAGTAGGAGCAGGCTCGTTCTTAACTACCTTAAACATCTCATTATACTGAAGAATCAAGTTAGGCTCGAGATCTAGGCTGTCGGTTGTAGTAACCGCAGTCTTGCTGTAAGTCCAGGTAGGAAAAACATCTCTATCCTTCAGAAACTCTCTAAAGATAACTGGATACAGCTGCACCTGGAGCTTCTTTTCAGGGGTAGGGCTCACATTAAGAATAGCAG